AACCCTAACGTCGAGCACCTGATCGACTTCCGGTGCTGGGATGATGGCCGCGACATCGGCACAGAATATCACGCGGGAATGTCGGACGTTGATGAGGCCATTTTGCACTGTCGCGGGAGTGCTGCCGAGCTGGCAACGCTAGAGCCGGGGACCGCCGCCTACGAACGATGCGCGTTGAGGCACCGGTGGTGGTCAAAGGAGCTTCGCTATCAAGTCCTCGCTGAGGCCTCGAACGTGGTTGTCCTCGCTTTCGCGTTGAGGACCGCATAATGGCCGCCGCATCGCAAACGTCGCTCACCGCCTTTGGCGGGGGCGCTGAAACGCACACCATGTCGAGCCGCGAAATCGCAGATCTTTGCGACAAGCGGCACGATCACGTCATGCGCGACATCCGTGAGATGCTGGTGCAACTCCATGGCGAGCGAGGACTCCCCAAATTTGGGGCGTCCTACCTCAACGCCCAGAATAAGCCGCAGCCCTGCTTCAACTTGCCGAAGCGCGAAACCCTGATCCTCGTATCTGGGTACAAGCTCGAACTCCGCGCCAGGATCATCGATCGCTGGCAGGAACTCGAAGCGGCGGTGCCCGCGTTCGTCCTGCCAAAGGACTTCGCCTCCGCGTTGCGCGCGCTCGCCGACGAAAGCGAGAAATCGGCCGCGCTCGAAGCGAAAGTGCAGGCGGATGCGCCAAAAGTCGCATTTGCCGAGCAAGTCGAGGTCGCGCCGGACGCGATCAGCATCAGCCAGGCTGCGAAGCTGCTGGGAACGGGGCGCAACCGGCTTTTACAGCGACTGCGCGAGATGGGCTGGGTAACCCGCGTCGGCGAGCCCTATCAGGACAAAATCACAGCCGGATTGCTCGACGTCAAAATCGGAAGCTGGGAGCACCCGCAAAAGGGCTTGCAGCGCAGCGTTACTCCGTTGGTCACCGGCAAGGGGTTGGCGCGGCTGCACCGCATTATCAGCCCGTCGGCGATGCCGAACGCCTGACGCCTTTGGGCTGGAAATGAAGCGGCGGTCCTCTCGGGCCGCCGTTTTTGCATATACGCCGGACGCGAGATCGTGTTAAACCATCTAAATTGGCGATTTGACCGTGGACCTTTCTCTGCTGGAAGCCGCCCTGCACTTCGCCAGCCGCGAGGTCGCAATCCACAAAGCGGGGACCGCAGCGCTCGAGCGCGTCGCAAAGCGCATTGAGGCCACCGCAAAAAGCGAGTTCGGGGTATATCAGCCCGGTGTTGGCCCATTCGGCGCATGGCCGGAACTGGCAGAGTCGACGAAAGAAGAACGCGAGCGGCTTGGCTTCACGCCGGACGATCCGCTTCTGCGGACCGGCGGTTTGAGGGATGGCATATCGCACCGCGTAGCCGATCTGGAGGCGGAAATCGGTTCGGATGACGACGTGATGGTTTATCAGGAATTCGGCACCGAACACATTCCGCCGCGACCGGTGCTAGGCCCCGCAGCCGAACGCAATCACGACGTAATCCTGGCCGAGCTGGGCGGCGCGGTGCTGGCTGGCATCATCGGCGGTGACTTGGTGCATCCAAGCCTTGGTTACGACCGCGTCGTGGAACGTTAGCCGAACCAGGTAGAGACGATCACGCCAAGCACGAACAAGCCGACGAGCAACCCGGCCAGACCGACGAAGCACAGAAACATCGACACCATCGCCAGCAGGACGGCGTCCCATCCGGTGACGCCCTTGGGCTCTGCGCGGACCGTCCGCCGATAAAGGCTGGGGCGGTCAAACGCTGGGCTCTGATCCGCCAACCACAACTGCAATCTACGGGAGGTTTTCATGTCGATCGAAGCTTACAAGATTGCGGTGAAAGTCTCGCTGGTCGAGAACGTAACGCGCGGTCTCCAGATGATGGCCCGCCACTTCAAGTCGACCGACGCCGATGCGAAAGCCCTTGAAGCACGATTGAAGTCGATCGGCAAGATGGCGGCGTTCGGCGGCATCATGACCGGCGCTGGCCTTGGCGGACTGGCGTTGTTCAAGGGGCCGCTTGACGAGGCCAAGAAATATCAGGCTGAGTTGGCCCGGTTTGCGTCTCTGGGCTTTGGCGAAAGAGTAAATGCACAGGCTGATGCTTATGCGCAGGGGATGCATACGATAGGGACGAGTACTCGCGAAAATCTGACACTTGTCTCTGATGCGATGGCAGTGTTCAAAAACCTCGGACATGCCGAAATGGCAGCGCCTATTATGGCAAAAATGAAATTCGCCAACGGCGTGTTGTTCGGCGAAGCCGGAGGAGCGCGCGATCGCAAATTCATGGATCTCCTCAAGGTTATCGAATTTCGTGGAGGACTTTCATCAGACGCAGAATTTCAGCGACAAGCGGACTTTGCGCAGAAGGTAATATCAGGCAGCCGGGGCCGTGTGGATGCGTCCGCCCTGCTTCTGGCTCTGAAAACGGGCGGCGTTGCGCTTTCGCGAAGAAGCAATGAGGGCTTTTATCTCGGCTCAGAGCCATTGATCCAAGAATTTGGCGGGTCTCGGTATGGCACCGGCGCAATGTCGATTTACACCAATTTGGTTCAGTCACGTGGGACGATGGTCGCGCAACAGGAACTTTTCCGCCTTGGGCTACTTGATCCGAAAAAAGTGCAATTTAATAAGCAGGGAGCTCTGAAAAAGGCACTGCCAGGAGCGTTCTACGGTGCCAGCATCCTCGAAAACGAAGGTGAACTGGCGCTACTGCAAAAGGTTCTTCTGCCCGCGTTTGCGGCAAAGGGCATCACGTCACCCGAAATGATCACGCGCGAAATTGGTATGGTCCTAGGCAATCGGACCGGCTCTGCACTGATGACCAGAATTTATCAGCAACAGCAAACTTTGATGAACCAAATTGCAGCGAACAAGAACGCTTACGGAATTGATGCTCTATTTAGTGCGGCCAACAGAACGCCAACGGGTAAAGAACAGGCGCTGATGGCGAAAGAGGCCGATTTGAAATTGAAGATCGGCCAGGTGATCCTTCCCTACTACGTCAAGGGCTTGACTATGGCTCTCGACGTTATGACGCGCCTCAACGCGTTTATCAGAGCCAATCCGACGTTTACAAAAATCGCTGTCGGTGGGTTCGCGCTCGTATCCGTAGCGGCCGTCGTCGGGGGATCGCTGACGTTGCTAACCGCGGGCCTGCGGGGCTTGCTGCTGATCCGCAACCTTGTCCCAGCGTTCCGCGCGGTCGGTGTTGGTCTCTCAATCCTGCGTGGCGGTCTCGGCTATCTGCCGATGCTGTTCCGTTACGTCGTCGCCGCGCTGGGTCCAGTCGGCCTCGCCATCGCCGCCATCGCCACGGTCGGGTGGCTTGTCTATAATAATTGGAAGGAAATTAAGTCGGCATTGTTCGCCAATTTCAAAGACATCGGCGACGCGGTTCGAAAACTCTTCAATGGCGACATCATGGGCGCGATCGGGTTATTTGGCCGGGCGTTCCTGTTGAGCTTTCAGACGGTCATCAACACGATCATCGCGGGCGTCAACGCGGTCAATCCGCTGTTCCAAATCCCAAAGGCGAGTTTCGCGGGCAATGCCGATGGCAGCAGCCCCGGCGTTCGCCCGGCGGGGGGGAAGCCCTTGCAGGTCACGAGCAATGTCCACCTCGACGGGCATCGGATCGCGACGGTTGTGACGAAGCATCAAGCCAAAGCAGCTGGCCGCCCCAATGCCGGCTCGACCGGCTTCGACGGCAGCCGCGCGATGCCGTCGATCGCCATGAGTGCCATGAAGTGAGCGATATCGTCGGTCTTTTCGCTCGTGCCGGAGGGGTGGTGATCAATGATGACGGCACCCTGAATCTACTCCCCGGCAAGCCCCTTGCGAACAGCATTGTTTGCGAGGTTCTCGAATACCTCGATCACCTTCCGATGGAATGCGGCCTCGCTTTCGATCGGCACGCCGAGCAATTCCGAGTTTTCCAAGTCTCGGATCGCCGTTGCGCGTGCGGAAGCGATCGCTTCGTCATCCAGGGGTTCGCCGTCACGGGCGTGAGCGATCAGAAGGCCAGCGAACTCGCTTAAGCCAAACGAAACCGCGCCCATCGTCATCGCGCTGGCCTTAAGATTTCGAATTATCTCATCATCTGAAACAGCCAACACCACCTCCAAGAATCGTCAGCGCCAATGCTGGTGCTCGCGATCTTGGCTGTCGAGTCAGATCCACACGAACGAAGGGACGATGAAGTGAGCGACACCACCGTCCAACTCGGCGACTTCGTGTTCGGTCGGTTCGAGACGCCTGAGATGATCCCATTCGGCGGCGATCAGAAGCTGATCGTCCACGAACTCGTGGGCGGCCGTCGCGTGATCGACGCCATGGGCGAAGTCCCGTTAGCGCTCGAATGGTCGGGGTTCCTGATCGGGGCGTCCGCGCTCGATCGCGCGCTCTACCTCGACGGGATGCGCAAGGCCGGACTGTCTCAAGCGCTGACCTGGAGCGAACTCTCCTATTCGGTGGTCGTGAAGAGCCTGCGCTGCGAGTTCGTGCGCTCGTACCGCATCCCCTATCACATCACGTGCGAGGTGAGCGCCGACAACACCGCGCCGATCACGACGATCACACTGCCCAGCTTCGAACAGGCCGTCGCCGATGACGAGGCCAAGGCGGCGGAACTGGCGGCGACGCTCGGCAACGGTTCGCTCATCTCAGCCGTATCGAGCATCAGTTCGGCACTCGCTGCGATCAACAACGGCGTCGGCGCGGCGCAGTCGGCGATCAACTCCGTCCTGCTGCCGATCGCCGCGGCGCGGGATCAGATCGCCGGGCTGATGCAGCAGACAGGCGCGATTCTACAGGGCGTCGCGACGGTTGGCGGCATCGTTCCATACAACCCGCTCGTGGGCCAGGTTGCGAACCTGATCGGGCAGATGGGCGCCATGGATGATCAGCCCATCCTGCTCACCCTGGACCGCACCTTGGGTCGGATGGCGAACAACCTCGGGTCGATCAACAGCGGGACCAAGGGCATCACCGTCGCTGGCGGAAACCTCTATTCGATCGCGGCCGACCAATATGGCGACGCGATGGGCTGGACCGCGCTTGCGGTGGCGAACCGATTGTCGGATCCGCAGGTCGTCGGGGTCAACACGATCATCGTGCCGCCGTTCACGGACAACACCGGAGGCATCCTGAATGCCTGACATCAACACGCTGCCGGTAGCGCCGACGGTGCGCCAGCCGCGCGGGGCCGTGAAGTTGGGCGGGACCACCATCACCAGTTGGGTCAGCTGGGAGGTGGACAGCAACGTCTTCCGTTCGGCCGATACCTTCAGGGTAGTATTCGCGCTGAACGATCTGCCGGTCGCGCGAGACGCGGCGTGGATCGCGTCGCAGAAATCGATCGATGTCCAGATCTATGGAACCGCCATCCCCACCGATCCGGCCAACTACACCCCCGTCGAGGCAGACCTTCAGATTTATGGAGAGGTCGATGACGTGGATTACAATCCGGCAGAGGGCACGATCGAACTGACCGGCCGTGACCTCACCGCCAAGCTGATCGACACGAAGACGTCCGAGAACTTCAGCAACCAGACTGCCAGCCAGATCGCCTCGACGCTGGCTGGGCGCCACGGCCTCAGGGCAGAGGTCACCGCCACCAAAACTCGCGTCGGGCAATATTACACGGCGGATCACGTCGATCTCAGCCAGGAGCAGAGCGAGTGGGAGTTGCTGGTCAAGCTCGCCGATTACGAGGACTTCGACGTCTTCGTCACCGGCCAAACCCTGCACTTTCAGCCCAAGCCCAGTGCGGGGGTAAACCGCTACGCCATCGTTTGGACCCCGACCAACGATGACGTCGACTACCCGGAGGCGAACTCGACCACGCTGAAGTTCACCCGCAGCCTGACGATCGCCAAGGGCATCACCGTCGAGGTGCGCAGCTGGAATTCGAAGCAGAAGAAAGCCTTCACTGCGACCTACCCCAAGGCGGCGTCGCGGACCCGCCCGGGCCAGTCTGCCGCGAAGACCACGCCCTATCGCCGTACCATCGCAGGCCTGACGCAGGATCAGGCCACGCAGCGCGCCAAGCAGCTTTACGACCAGATCGTCCAGCACATGGTCAAGCTGGACGCCGACCTGCCCGCCGATGACCTTCTCGACTGCACTAAGACGCTGGTCGTGCGCGGCACCGGAACGGCGTTCGATCAGGTCTATTTTCCCGACAGCGTGAAGCGAACCATGTCCATGGTGGAGGGCTACAGAATGTCGGTGTCGGCCAAGAATGTCAGCGACGACGTCGCTGGGGCGGCTGCGGCATGATGGAGGATCTGCTCAATCAGGTTCGTCGTGCCGCAGCGGAGCAGGGTCAGTCGTCGGCGACGACACGCCATGGCACCGTATCGAGCTACGACCCCGCCAATCATGCCGTGAAGGTTGAGATTCAGCCTGATGGCGTGCTCACCGGCTGGCTACCCCTCAAATCAGCCTGGGTCGGCAACGGCTGGGGAATTTTCTTCGCTCCGTCGATCGGGGACGCGGTCGAGGTCGATTTCCAGGAGGCGGACGGCGGCGTCGGGACGGTCGGCTGGCGGTTCTTCAACGATGCCGAGCGACCGCTGTCCGTGCCCTCGGGTGAGATGTGGATGGTCCACGCGAGCGGTGCCAGCGTGAAGCTGACGGCCGACGGCGCGCTCACGCTCGACGACGGCGCCGGGGCCGAGATCCGGCTCGCGGGTGGTGCCATCACCAGTGCCGGCAACTGGACACATACAGGCACCTTCAAGGCCAACGACATCGAACTGACTGCCCACGTCCACAAGAACGTCACCGCCGGATCGGCGCTTTCGGGAGGTCCACAATGAACCTGGCCGATCTCGATCAATATGTTGGCGGCGACCTTTCGATATCCGCAACAGGCGATCTCCAGACCGCGACTGGCACGATTCGCGGACAGCAGCGAATCCTGCGCCGGCTTCTCACCAACCCTGGAGAGTACATCTTTCACCCCGAGTATGGGGCTGGGTTGCCGCAGTACGTCGGCCGAACCGCTGATGTTCCCAAGATTCGCGCGCTGGTCCGCGGGCAAATCCAACTCGAGGAAGCCGTCGCGCGGGCGCCGGCCCCAGAAATCAACG